ACAGGTAAAGGAGTAGCATTTGACTACCGAGACAAATCAAACTGGCGAGCAACAACCGCAAAGTAATGATGGCCCTTGGAACATGAGCTTTGATAAGTTGATGCAAGCTGCTGGTAAAGCAGTTGACACAGCCAAAGCTTCTGTAATCTCTTCGATGGAGCCCTCAGCGGCTCCTGAGCCTACCTCAACTAAGAAGCCTTGGGAAATGGCCTTTGATGAGCTTAAGAAGTTCATCCCTGGTGCTACCCCTAAGCAAGTAGATTCAGCCCCTTCTACCCCTGTTAAAGAGGCTCCAAAGGGTGCTTACTTCACTCCTGAGAAGGATAATAAGTATGCTTCAGCTGTTCGTAACTATTATGAGACGCAATTGAAAGCAGAAAGCCAGTTACGCCATTATGATGCTAACGGTGAACTTATTCGTTCCAATAAAGGAGCTGCTGGTGTTTCTCAGGTGATGCCTAAGACTGGTGACACTCCTGGATACGGAGTTAAACCATTACAGTCTGAGACTGAAGATGAATATCGTAGATTTGGTTTTGACTATATGACTGCGATGAATCAGAAGTACAAAGGTGACATTCGTAAAGCTCTTGCTGCGTATAATTATGGCCCAGGAAATGTGGACAAGATTATTGCACAAGCACGTAGAGCTGGAGCGAATTGGGAGACACGCTTGCCAAAAGAGACAAGGGATTATTTGACTAAGATTGTAGGGAAAGCGTAATGGCTAAAAAAGGTGAATTCAAGAAAGGTGCTACTGCTGACAGTGTTCGTCAGCGTAAGTACAATAGCTCTGAAGAGCAAAAGAAGCGTCGTGCTGAACGTAATCATGCACGAGCGATTATGGAGCGTAAAGGTGCTGTCCGAAAAGGGGACGGTAAAGATGTAGACCATAAGAATCATAAGACAGGTGATTTGTCTTCTAAGAACTTGCAAGCAATTTCTAAGAGCAAGAATCGTGCTATGAATCAATATGACAAACGAAAGAAGAAGTAATGCCTAAGATTCTAGATCGTTTAGTTAGTCAGTTAACGGCTAATGGAATGCCTAAAGATAAGGCTTACGCAGTAGCTACTAAGAAGCTACAAGAGTCAGGTAATCTTAAGAAAGGCACTCGGGAAGCTACAGCTAAAGGTGTTAAACGTGGTAATATGACCCCTGCTCAACGAGCTAAGGATCGTGCTGCTAAAGCATCTGGTGGTAAAGCGTCTGACTATAAATATAACAAAAAGAATAACTCGGCTGTTAAAGGTAAAGTTAATTCCTCTGTTAAGAAAAGGAAGTAATGGCTAAGTCTAAACAAGATGAAGCTCGTAACAATCTTAAAGCTAAGGTTGGTGACGATGCTATGGATGGACAGAAGGTTAAGTTCTTCGCCACCAAAAGTGTGAAGAATGAATACGAATACTTGAAGCTCAAAACAGGAGCACAAGGTAACGTAGACGATCTTCGTGTTAAATATCTTAAATCCCTTGGCTATACTGGAAGCGTTGACGAAATGCTCGATAAAGCCATTGCAGCAAATCAATATTACATCTAACCTATGACAAGTAGAAAATCAGCACGTAAGAGAAATGTTCAAGAAGTTAACGTTGAGCCAGTTCGTGGATTCGATAGTATCCAACCTAAGAATCTAGCTCAGCAAATCTATCTTGAGGCAATCGAGAGAAGCGATGTTGTTTTTGGAATTGGTAGTGCTGGCACAGGGAAAACCTATGTAGCAGCTTCATACGCAGCGGAGAAGCTTTATTACCGAGAAGTGGAGAGGATTATCGTAACACGACCTAACGTTGAAGCTAGTCGTAGTTTAGGATTCCTTCCTGGAGAGTTGGAAGAGAAATATGCGCCTTATCTAGAACCTTTTGAAGGAGTCTTTATTAAGGCGTTTGGTAAGTCTTTGTATGAATTGTTTAAGAAGCGTGGTCAGATTGATCCACGCCCTCTTGGCTTCATGCGAGGAGCTACATTTGATGATGCTATTGTTCTGGTTGATGAATGCCAGAACATGACTGAGAAAGAATTCAAATTACTCTTGACACGTATTGGTCACGGTAGTAAAGTAATTTTCTCAGGAGATAGTCGTCAAGTAGATATTCCTGATTCAGGTCTTATGTCTACTATTAAACGACTACAATACATTCCTAGTATTGAGACAGTGGAATTTTTCCCTGCTGATATTGTTCGTAGTGATTTGTGTAAACAGATCATTCTTGAGTACGAACGATAAAAAAATAACCCCCTTGGAGTAATCCTTGGGGGTTTTTTATTGCCTATTTATTTTGTTTTAATATAAATAAACGGAACAGTTCGTACACCTGGGTGAAGCTCTTTAAACTCAGAGGCTGAAATATCTTTACCAATTTCAATCTCTGTAAATAACTTACCTTGTTGACGAAGAGCTGCCTTAGCTGTAATACAGCCAGGGCAATTAGGTTGAGTATAGACTGTAATATCTTCCATGTTTTCCTTAACGAATTGGACAGTGACCAGTCAGACAATCATCTTCCAGATCAGCGTCAATGTCATTAGATGCGTTAAGATCAATCGGTTGAAGATTAACCACATACGCATCGTATTCTTCTTTTGTTACGACTGCTTGGGGTAAATAAGAGTATCCCAAATCTTTTGCAGACTTTGTGGGGTCTGCCCTAAATAGGAAAGATACTCCGACATAATTATCCCAATTATCATGTAACCATTCCACAATTGCATCTGCTTCCTCTGGAGAATAGCTAATAGTTGCCGATACGTTTTGTTGACACCAATTCTGCATCAACATCTTGTATCGTTCGAGTTGTGACACAGCGCTCTCAGTATTAACTTCCATTACGATACCGTCTTTCTCAAATTTATCGAATGGTACGTCATCCCATTTAACGGGGAACGTAATCAATACAGCACTTGGGTCAATAGGATGATCAACCACTTTGTATCCAGCTGCACGACACAGAGGAACCAAGGGATCGAACTTACCATACGTTACATTGTTAAAGATGTATTTACCGAGGGGTTTGTGTACACCTTCGGTTGTATCCATAACTTTAGAAAGTGTTCCCGATGGTTTGATCGTTGTGACGTTCTTAGGACGAGGTAGCCCAAGCTGGTCAGCCATTGCGTAAGCTCCGGCAACAGCAGTTCGTTGTAATTCTGCGTAATCATATGCAGAGAGATCTGGTCGTCGGACAAGACCCGTAATCCCCACTCCACACAACCTAAGGAATTCGTTATTGAGGTGCCATGCTTCTTGGAGAATTCCGTCACGAAGATCAACACACGTCTGTCGGTAATTGGCTCGGGCTGCAAGTTCAATAGCTTTTCGTAACCCTGCTGAGTCACCATGGAATTTAGCAAGATCAACCTCCGTCAAGTTACAGAACGATTTATTACCCAAGAGAATCTCAGCACAAGGATTAACACCCTTGAACCAAGGAGCACGTTTACGAGCTGCAACACCGTTAATGAAGCCAGGTTCACTACCACCAGCTTCAACCATCAACTTGATTACCTGAGCAATCTCGCTCTTAGCAGGACGATGATTGAATAGTAAGCTGTTATTAGATTGTGCTCGTTGTGGATTGTTCACCCACCATTCATTCTTCGCAACTGCGAACTCAGCCCATTCATCTTCTCCATACTCAAAGAGAGCAATCTCAGCTGAGCGCCGAGAAGAGAGGATAGTGCCCAACCAGTTAACAATGTCAAGAATGTCGATACGAGTAAGCAAGCTACCGCTACGACGATTAAGGATTTTAAAAATCGCTTCATAAGCTTTTGCAATAGCTGCGTCACCAGAGCTAATCCAACCATAACCCTTCAACCTTTCACCTGCTGGACGAATCTGAGAGAAGTCCAGAATCAATTTCTTAGCAGGATATTTATGACTCATCAGTTTACCAATAGACTTACTCCAAGCTTCAGCTGAGTCACCAACTCGGATAGTCCAGACACCGTCTTCAAATGTCTCTTTGTTGTCTTGATCTCCACCCTTCTCTGTACGAGTAGAACGAATGATTTCAATCTCTGTAATGGGCTTTTGGAAGCCTGTAAGCTGTCCAACGATAGGACGGAAGCCAACACCACATCCCTGCATCAAAAGCCACAATACGTCCACTGTATCATACACAGTTTCAACTTGTGTGAATGAGCAGTTGAATTGAGAAGCTTCACGACGTTGTGCTACCTCAGTACCACCAAGCCACAGAGTACGACCAGACATAAGAACCTTACGTTCCAACATCGCAGTACGAAGCTCTTCAAGCTCAGCCAATTCCCAAGGGAACAATTCGTCTTTTTTAGCACGCTCCCACAACCATTTCTGATGACCAATCACTCGGTCAATAGTCTGTTCAAATGTTTCAAAGACTGTACCTTCATCGTTCAATGGACGATTGTAAGTACGACGGAAGAGAAGTTGTGCGCGGAGTGATTGTTCAGTCATTTATTTCCTTTTATTATTAGTAAGATTTGCCACCGATTGCCAAACGGTTTGCCATTTTGTGGTCATGGCGTCCTGCATTGTATGCCATTTTCTCTTCAAATGCCTTACCAAGGGGAAGATTATACGCTCCAGCCAGATCGAAAATACGAATAAGAGCGTCAGCGAGTTCAACAACACGGCCGTCCATATGAGGAAGTTTATCATCCATCAGTCCTTTACGATCAGCTTCCATTGCCTCAGACAGTTCTGACACTGTTAACATCAGTTTATTACTGAAAGCGAATGGATTCTCGGTAATTGATTTACCAGTGCCTAGATCATGCCACCAACCAGCATCACGAGATTGCTTATGGCATTCAAACATTAGAGAGTCAACGTAGTCACGAAGAGATACTTGCATTATTTCCTTTATTATAAAATTTACAATATACTATTTTAATTTCACCAACTGTTTCAATGACAGGCATTGAGCTAAAAGGTAGAGAACTACAATCATTTTTACGATTTTTACAGTTAATACATAAGCTACCTTTTGGTTGATGGTTAAGCATACTTTTGATTGATGTAGTTAAGAGAGAGAGGCATGAGGTCAAACTGACCATCTTGTACTTCGTGAAGCATCAAGAAGCCACGCCAATGTTTATTACCTTGATGTCCCAAGTAGTCCTCATCATGTTCATAGCAGCTTCCTGCAATAATAGATGTAAGACGTTGACCATCTGCACGTTCTGCGGTTGCAATTTGCATACCTTGCTGATGACCAGCAATACAGCTCATATGCTTCTTATTTAATTGTGCGTTGGCAGTTGAAGCAGGTCGTCCTGCCACACCCGTAACGAAATAGTGACTGAAAGCAATACCGCCAATAAGAGCAACTTCAAGGAAGTCATAAGTCTCCCATCCTTGGAGGTTAAGATCGTTGACACCAATAGTTCCTTCGAGCTTAGGATCGCTGTTTACAGCGCGATTAATACGATTCTCATGGTTACCCATTAAGAACACTTTACGAGGGCTATAACGGGGCTTATGGTTAGCCTTAGCACGTTCGTTGAACTCAGTCAATGGTTTCAACAAAGCTGCCATACCTAAGTTACCAGCTTCAATGTCATGCTTATAGCGACGACCTTCAAAAGCTTTCTTACCTACGTCATAACTACTCAAACTAGGCATATCCCAATGGTCACCCATATGAACGATAACGTCTGGTTTCTTCTCTAGAATATACTTACCGATGTTTTCCAAATACTTTGTATCAACACCTGGCTTAACTTGTGTGTCAGGGATTACAGCAATCTTCATTTCAATACCTCAAGAATGTTAGGGAAATCTTTCTGCAAAGCAACTAGAACTTGCTCTGCAACTTCACGATGCTCTTTCTGTGTTGCAGGATCAAGACGAACTTGCAAATAATGAATCCAACTACGAAGAGTACCAGTCATGTACATACGGCTCTTAGTCAAGCCTTCTGGCAACACCTTACGTGCTACTTCCTTGGCAATACCGTTCTGCAATGCTTCGTTATACACACGCAATGCAGCTTCCAATACATGATCTTGACCTCGACGCCAGAAGTCTTCCAGCTCACGATCTTCGTTCAATAGACTGTTCTGACGATTCTTATGATCTTGAAGACGTGCTTCAAAGGTCTCGAATTCAGTAGCTACTGCGTATC